CTCCCGTATTACAAGTGGTACTGCTGGCGTTGTTGAAGGTGAATTTGCAGTTACTGATGTTACAGCTTTAAGTGCAATTACAACTCCTCTTGGTGCTAAAGCAAGCACAGGTGGTGTAACCATTACATTAACTGGTGGTGCAAACGTTGCAATGACTCCTACTGGTATGTCTACTGCATACGACTTGTTTGCTGACTCACAAAGCGTTGACATTGGTTTGCTGTTTGGTGAAGTTCACCAAACAACAGCTACTGCAGTTACTAATGATGCTAAACTTTCGGCTATTGTGAATGCTCGAAAAGATTGCGTTGGTTTCATAAGTGCTCCAATGTCCATCACTGGTCAATCTACTGATACTGGTCGCTTTGGCGAAATTACAACAAAGCTAGGTACAACTGGTTGCCCAGTTAGCAGTTACATAGTAATGGATTCTTCACCAGTTTACGTGTACAACAAGTATAATGACAATTATCTTTATATTCCTGCTTGCGGCCATGTTGCTGGCTTATGTGCAAATACTGACGCTGTTGCTGATGCATGGTTTAGCCCAGCTGGGTTTAACCGTGGTCAATTGCAAGATGTAGTTAAACTTGCATACAATCCAAATCAAGCTGACCGTGATGCTTTGTATACTCAAGGTGTTAATCCAATTAGCGCATTCCCAGGTCAAGGAGTTGTATTGTATGGAGATAAAACACGTTTGGCAAAACCAAGTGCATTTGATCGCATCAATGTTCGCCGCTTGTTCATTACACTTGAAAAGGCAATTGCTAACGCATCTAAATTTCAATTGTTTGAACAAAACGATGAATTTACACGTGCAGCATTTAAGAATATTGTTGAGCCATATCTGCGTGATGTTCAAGGTCGTCGTGGTATCACTGACTTCCGCGTTGTTTGTGATGCTACAAACAACACTGGGCAAGTAATTGATAGCAATAGTTTTGTTGCTGACATTTATATCAAACCAACTCGTTCAATCAACTTCATTACTCTCAACTTTATTGCTACTCGCACAGGTGTTGAGTTTAAAACAATTGTTGGTGCCTAATATAAATAAACTTATAACAATTTAACATAGAAAAATAATATGGCTGGAATCGAAGATTTTAAATCAAAACTAACAGGCGGTGGAGCTCGTCCAAACTTGTTTAGAGTAGTATTAGCATGGCCTGGTGCATCTAGTCTTGATCAAGAAAAAGCAAGCTTCTTGATTAAAGGTGCGGGATTGCCTGCAAGTACAATTGGTACTGTTGAAGTACCATTCCGCGGTCGCAAATTAAAAATTGCAGGTGACCGTACATTTGAAACATGGACCATTACTGTTATCAATGATAACAATATGACCATTCGTACTGCATTTGAAAATTGGATGAATCTCATCAATGCTCATAGCGAAAATGTATCGGCCTACAGCGGCGGAAATTCATTAGGCTACATGGCACAAATGCAAGTTCAACAACTCGACCGCAGTGAAAACGTATTGAAAGAATACACATTCATTGGCGCATATCCAATCAACATAAGTCAAATTGAGCTTAGTTATGATACAACGGATGCCATTGAAGAGTTCACTGTCGAAATGAATTATCACTACTGGACTGATATTGTAAATAACATTATCTAAACCATAAAGTGTTTACCTGAGCAGGAGCATGTATATATGTGCTCCTGCTCTTATTATATATAAACTATATGAAAATATTTGGATTTGAAATAACCAAGCGCTTAAGTAAAGATGCACCAGAAGATAAAGATTCTTTGCAAAGCTTTGCTTTACCGGTTGACAATGAAGGTGCAGCATATGTTAGTGCTGCAAACAGTGCTGCTGGTTATTACGGTCAGATTCTTGATATTGATGGTGGTAGTCTAAACAACGAAAAGGATCTTATCTTACGCTATCGTGCTAGTGCAGTTCAACCTGAATGCGATGCAGCCATCACGGAAATTGTAAATGGAGCAATTGTAAATGATAGTGACGGCGCACCGGTCAATTTGATTCTTGATAATGTTGAACTAGCTGATAATATTAAGAAAAAAATTCATGAAGAATTCTCTAATATTCTTCAACTATTAGATTTTACTTATACAGGCTTTGACCTGTTTCGCCGTTGGTATATTGATGGGCGTATATATTTTTACATGATTATGGATCCCAAAAAGCCTAAGGAAGGCATCAAAGAGATTCAACAAATTGATCCGCTAAAGATCAAAAAGATTAAAGAAGTTAGTACTCGTATTGATAAAGCTACCGGCATCAAGACGAGCGAAATCACTGATGAATACTTTTTGTATACTGATGATTTTAATAACAATGCCGGCATGAACGGATTAAAGATTGATCCTAATGCTATTGTATATGTACCAAGTGGAGTATTGGATGAAAACGGAAAAGTTAGTATCAGTCACCTGCACAAAGCCGTTAAACTAGTGAATCAACTGCGCATGATGGAAGATGCATTGGTCATCTATCGTATTGCGCGCGCACCTGAGCGCCGTATTTTCTATATTGATATTGGTAACCTTCCAAAAGGTAAAGCCGAAGAATATGTACAAGGCATTATGGCCAAGTACCGCAACAAGCTGATGTATGACGCCAACACTGGTGAAATACGTGATGATCGCAAGACCATGAGTATGCTTGAAGACTTTTGGCTCCCGCGTCGTGAAGGTGGCCGAGGTACCGAAATTACAACACTACCAGGTGGTGAAAACCTTAGTCAAATTGAAGATGTTATCTACTTTAAGAAAAATCTTTACAAGTCACTAAATGTTCCATCAAGCCGTCTTGAGAGCGAAACCATGTTTAATGTTGGTCGCAGCACTGAGATTAACCGTGAAGAAGTTAAATTCCAAAAGTTTATCAACCGTCTTCGCCGCAAGTTTAGTACATTGTTTATTGACATGCTGCGCGTTCAATTGATTCTTAAAGGAATTATTACGCAGGATGATTGGAATCATATACGTCAAAACAGTAGCATTGACTATATTGAAGACAACTTCTTTAGCGAACTCAAGGACTTTGAAATTATGAAAGAGCGCCTTGAAATGTTGGGAAGCATTGAAGGTCAGATTGGCAAATACTACAGTGAAAAGTGGGTACGCTCAAATATTCTAAATCAGAGTGAAGATGAGGTTGAAAAGATGAATGAGCAAATTAAACTTGAAGCAGCTGAAGCAGAAGCTGGGGCTCCTGCAGATGGAGAAGGCGATGGCCCTGATACTGCAGATTTTGGCGCTTAATTAAACAAAGAAAAATATAAATAAATACCGTATGAGTAACATTAAAAATTTTATAAAAAGCATTGCATCTGGTAATACAGCTGCAAGTGCATCGTCGTTGCAGTCACTAATCATTGATAAAGTTAAGACTGTTCTTGACATCAAAAGAATTGAATTGAGTGCTAGCATTTACGATCAACCAAAAATTACCGAAAGCATTGTATCCGAGGCCATGGTGAAAAACACAAAAAAGTTTGACTATGCGCATGGTTTAGCAATTGAACGTAAAGACCCAAAATTCCGTGAAGCACAAGGCGAAATTTACCGCGCACTTGATGATGAAGACAAACGTGCGCTTTCACGCATTATTCAAATTGATACACGTGATGACGACGGTAAGCAATTTGAAAAAGAAATTCGCATGCTATACACAAAGCTGATGAAAAAGTTTAAGAATGTTAGCGTATCTGATGGAGGTAATCCAAAGGTCTATGATGCACTAAACTATGTGCTTGATAAAATATAAGTTTATATAAATAAACTATTATCAATATGAAGTTAATTACTGAACATTTAGAGGATTTAAATTATCTAGTTGAGTCCGCTGCAGATGGCAGTAAGAACTATGTTATTGAAGGGATATTCATGCAGGCTGAGCAGCTTAATCGCAATCGCCGTGTATATCCAAAAACAGTTTTAGAAGGAGCAGTTGCAAAGTATGTAACTGACTATGTTAATCGTGGACGAGCTGTTGGTGAATTGAATCACCCAGAAGGCCCTGCGATTAACCTCGATAAAGTTTCGCATCGCATTACCGCTCTCAAGTGGAATGGTAATGATGTTGTTGGAAAAGCACTCATCCTGAAT